TCGTTACTTCGATGAAATCTTTGAATGTCCACCCCACGCACGCTATGATTTTCTTGCCGTTTTAAATAACAAATCGTATAAGATTCAAGTTAAAACTTCTAACTCAACCTTTCTAAAAAACAATAATGATTGGGTGCGTTGGGACATTAAAAAGAAAGTCTCAAACAAAAATATAAGAAGAATATACGACAAAGAAGAAGTCGATATTTTTGCTTTTTGTTTTCTCTCTTTAGATAAAGTTATTTTCATACCCAATGAAAAACTTGGCAAAACTTATCAAAAGAAGTTAGAATTTGTTAAAGGGTTCGATGCGCTGCCTTCATTAGAAACAGCAGTCGAAATAATAAATATATTAAGAGAGAAAGAAAATGAACCAGAATCTAAACGATTTATTCAAGCTGTATCTGCGGGATCTTAAGCGCAGAAAATGTAAAACCATAAATAAAATACAGCAAACTTACGATAATAATATAGCTCCATCACTTGGAGATAAGTTAATTACAGATATCATTCGTGGTGATATTGCATCATTACATTTTGATATATCTGAGCGTGCGCCTTATATAGCCAACAAGTGTTTAACTGTTCTTAAATCTATGTTTAATTTAGCTATCACACTATCTTTGGTTGACAACAATCCAGCCACACATATTGGTAAGAACAGAGAGAACAAGCGCAAGCGTTATTTAACCAACGATGAACTTTTAAAAATCGTGGGTGAAATGAATCGTTTGCAAACAAAACCACAGTATCAAAAAGCCATAGCTTTTCTTTGGTTATTAATATTAACAGGCGCTCGTAAGGGTGAAATAGCTAATGCTAAGTGGAGTAACTTGATTGGCAATCAGCTTGTTTTGCAAGAACATAAATCAGATAAGTTAGGCGAAGATCGTATTATTTATTTAGCGCCACAAGCTATGAAGATTGTTGAGAGTTTACCCCGTGATAATGATTATATTATTGGTATTAAAACACCACGCAGAACCTGGGAAACTATCTTAAAAAATACTGGTATTACTAATGTGCGCTTGCACGATATCAGACACTCTTATGCATCTTGGTCTTTACAGGTTGTGAAGTTAAGTGAAGTGGGTGATTTGTTAGGACACAGAGATCAGGCTACCACCCAGAGATATGCTCACATTCATCAAGAGCAATCAATAGCCAATGCGAACAAGGTTGGTTCACATATCGAAAATTTGATAACCAGTTCTACAAGGAATCTATATCAAAAACAATCGGGCTAGGCTTGCTGGTATTCTCAGCAGTATTAATACCTAGGGCAAGAATATATTCAGAAACATTCTGAAAGTTTTTGCCCTTACTTCTGCTGAGAAACTTAATTTTTTCTAACAAGTTTCTATCAATCCAGAGGGCTTTCTTACCGTTCCTTTCGTTATAGATCGGATCATCAAAACTTAATACTCCGTCTTTAATCATTACATTTCCTCAATATGGTTGATTAATTCTTTGAGCCAAAATTCAGCTTTTTTATAATCTTCCAAATTTGCGTTTTTGTGTGGTCCTCGCCAGACATACTTAATAATATTGCCACGGAGAAAACCTTCGTACTGTTCTCTGCCTAATGCAGATTTAATAGCATCTTTGCACTCCACCGTACCTTTGGTGTAATGCGCAGGTCTATTTACATTATCCTTTTTCTTAGCTCTCATATAAATATCCTTATTTTTTTCACTAATCTATTTGAAAAGTGTAGCTTTGTGTGTAAGATAACATAAATAATTATATAAAGGGAGCTTTATGCAAAATAATAATAACCAAAATAACGATAAGAAATTCTTAAATACGGTTGAGTTAGCAGAGCGATGGAGTAAAAGCCCAAGAACATTAGAAAATTGGCGTGGCAAAAATATCGGTCCTAACTATTACAAAATCGGTGGTGAGGTTTTATATGACCTTAATGAGATAGTTGAACTAGAGAATCAATCTTACGTTACAAATGGCTAGACACGCATTATTAAGTCCATCAGCATCCAATATATGGATGAAGTGTGCAGGTATGCCTAAGTTGGCACAGAATGTACCTTATCAAGTATCAGAGCCAGCAGCTAATGGTACCTTGATACACTCGATGGTTGAAATGCAATTAAAAGAAAGAATGGAAAATACCACGCTTGAAGGTTATTGGTTAGACAGACAAGAGAACATAGAAGATTTCATAATCACAGTTGATCAAGACATGATTGATTGCGCTAAGACATATGTTGATTATGTGCAACAAAGACAAAAAGAATTAGACGGTAAATTATTAATAGAAGAAAAAGTGGCGATAGAAGAAATATCAGAAGATTGTTATGGGACAGCAGATGCCATCATTATCAGTAAGAATCGTTTGTCAGTCATAGATTTAAAGAGTGGTAGATATCCAGTAGAGCCAAAGAATAATACCCAGTTAATGATCTATGGTCTAGGTGCGCTTGCCCGTTATGGTGACGAGAATACCACCATGGAGTTAACGATAGTGCAACCTAGATCATTTCATATCGATGGGCCAATCAGATCTTGGGACATTAGTGCTGCTGATTTGGTTGATTGGGGTTACGAGACACTCAAAGAAGCAACGGATGCGTGCATGAAAGAAGAACCAGAATATAACGCTGGTGAACATTGTCGCTTTTGCAATGCGAAAGCGCTTTGTCCAACCTATAAAAAATTCAAGGAGGATGAAAATGGTTGATGAAGTAAAACCACTACTTACCTATACCAGGAATAGTGGTGATCAAAGAGAAGTTTTTGAAACTGATCTCAATGATGAAACTAAACCAATAGTGGCTGATATTCAGTCAATATTGAATACGAAAGCATCACTTGATGAAGCTTATCAAAAAGCTGTTCAGGTGGTAAATCATTACGCTTCACTTAATAAAAATGTGGAGTTGTTAGTAGAAAAGCTAGACAGCGCTTTACCTAGTGTTGTTACTAAATCAGGCAAGGTTAAAGAGTGAGTTTAGCGAATATAAGAAATAAAGCCAAAGTCAAACCACCACGCATGATTCTGTATGGCGGTAGTGGCATTGGTAAATCTACTTTCGGTGCATCTTTAAATAAACCAATCTTCTTATTGGTTGAAGATGGTTTGGGTCGTATCGAAGTAGATCATTTTGAACTAGCCAAAGATTGGAAAACCTTTATGGACAATCTTAAATCATTGTTAACAGAGGAACATGATTACAAATCTGTGGTCATTGATTCTCTGGACTGGCTTGAGCCATTAATTTGGCAAGAAGCTTGCGATGTCAATGGTTGGCGTTCTTTGGAACAGCCTGGCTATGGTAAAGGGTATGTCGAAGCTCTGAAATACTGGCGTGAGTATATAGATGTGTTAAATGAACTCAGAGATGAGAAAGCTATGACCATCTTACAGATTGCTCACAATCAAATTAAAAAGTTTGAATCGCCAGAGATTGAGCCTTACGACAGACATGAGCTGAAGCTCCATCGTAAAGCTGCTGACTTGTTGTTAGAGCATAGCGACTGTTGTTTCTTTGCTAACTTTAAACTTGGTACTGTTAAAGTCCAAGGTAAGGGTGGCAACATGACAACAAAAGCAGTAGCTGGTGATCGAGTTATCTATACAGTTGAAAGACCAGCTTTTCTAGCCAAAAACCGTTACGGACTGGATAGTGAGTTACCTTTCGATTGGCAAGCTATTAGGGAGCAGATGCTCAAATGAATGAGATTGACATTTATGACCCGGATGAACCTCAATACCAGAAAGGTTTTTGCATAATTTGCGGTGAAAAAGAAGAGGATTGTTCGGGTTATAAGTGTTGGGAACGATAAGGAATTATTATGGATTTAAGTAATTATGAAGTCGATAACGTTGTAGTTGGTGATAGTGAGCAGTTAGCTCCTGGCCGTTACAATGTCAGTTATGTTTCTGCGGAAGAGATCCAAGGAAAGAATGGATGGGTTGCAGCTAAAATTTTATTTAGTGTTGAGGGTGAGCAAGGTAAGTTTGTAAATTGTACTTTTACTTTGGCACATAATAAAGATTCAGCCGTGAACATTGGTAAAACATCTTTGATGATGTTAGCCAAAGCGGCGGGCTTAACCAATCTAACAAATACTGATGATCTAAAAGGTAAGACTGTATCCGTTGAAGTTAAACACAACGAGAAAGGTTACGCTGAGATCGCAGATGACTATGGTAAGTCTTGGCAAGCAGTCGAGACTAAAAAAGTGGCACCACAAAAAACTGAGGTTGGTAAAACCTCCGATATCCCGTTTTGAAGCCACTATTTGAAACTCCGAGCTTGTGCGCATATTGTCGTGCGCCAAGCAAAGGGTTTCTTTATAAAGATGGAGATAAAATATTTGGTGCTTGTTCACCAGAACATTTAAAAAAAATTGTGAACGGAGAGAGATTAAAAAATATTGCACAACTTAATGAGCAAGGTTTGGCATATGCTATTCAAGAAGCCAAAGCAACTTATATAAGTAATGCGCAAAAACAAAAAACATTTGTTATCCACGAATGGGAGAAAAGTTACAGGGAGAATTTATTTAGAACGGCTATCCGAGCCTATCTAAATTGGGCTAATCATCAAGCCGAAACAGGTAAAAGCATCTATGATCAATCTGAGTAAATATTTCAATGACGGTCTTGTTATTGATGAGAATTTAATTTTTTCAGGCACAGGTCAAACGACAGACGATTTACTCTACGAGTTAAGCAAACATGGTTTGCAAGTTTCTTATATAGATACGAGTGGAAGTTTAATTAGAGTTCCCGTGAGTGCGGGGACAAACTATGGGCCAGATCGGGGTGGCAAGCGTTCAGGTTGGTACGCTTGCAACATCCTAGACGATAATATTTTTTGTACCTTCGGTAATTGGAAATCTGGACTAGAATCCAAGTGGAGTTCTGTCAATACCAACAAACTATCTATCCAACAACAAGAAGATTTACAGAAAAAACTACAAATTGCTAAAGAAAACGCAGAAAAAGAGAAAAAACAAAGACAAAATGAGGTAGCTAGTGATTGTAGGGCTTTATTCGATTCCTACGCAAAAGTTACCGAACATCAATACCTCAGCACCAAAAATGTTAAAAGTCACAGTCTCAGAGCCAATAAGAAGCTCTTAGTTGTGCCAATTTACAGCATTGAAACGCAAGAAATTAGATCCTTGCAATATATAGGTGCTGATGGTCAAAAAAACTTTAAATCGGCTAGTGAAGTTAGAGGAAATATCTATCCTCTTGGTTTTGACTGGCATGAATTACCAAATTTAGAAACCTTAGTGATTGCTGAGGGTTATGCAACTTGTGCAAGTATAAACGAAGCTACTAATCTCCCATGTGTTTGTGTGTTCTCGGCAAATTTTTGTTTAGATGCTTTGACAAAGCTGAGAACTAAAACACCAGCTAAGTTTATACTTGCCCTTGACCATGATCAGTCTGGTTTAGGTCAAAAGAAAGCTGAGGAATGTGCGAGCGCTCTCGGCAACACAGTAATTAGAATCCCAACAGAACCTAGTGATTACAACGATATGGCTAACAAGCATGGTTTAGAGCGTGTGCGTCAAGAAATTATGGCGCAAGGGTTGGGCTTGCGTCAGTATTCTATTAAAGACTTAGTGGCAACGCCACCACCCCGAGCTTGGTTGGTTGATCGTTTGTTGGAACAGTCAAAGCCAGTTATCTTGGCTTCGATTGGTGGCGTGGGTAAATCTATGTTGAGTTTGGATTTGGCATTAAAGGTGTCCCGTGGCCGTGGCACTTGGTTGGATAATAAAATCGTGCGTGGCGGTAACGCAGTTATTCTGTCAAGCGAAGATGATCGTTTGGAGATTCACAGACGGATCAATGCGTTAGACCCACAAGACCAAAGGTTTAGTGCGCCTTATGATGTTTATGCCTACACCATACCAGATACAGGTAAGCCATTGATCTTGTTAAGGGAAAACAATCAAGGCTTGCACCTAACACCAGAAGCCGAAGAACTAATGAACGATTTGGAAGCTATCCCGAACTTAGAATTGGTGGTCATTGATCCCGTGCAGTCTTTTGTCTCAGCACCTATCACTACCAGTCAAGAAGCTTCACAAATGTATGGTCAGTTTTGCGCCACCATTTCAGCACGCTTTAATTGTGTTTGTTTATCAATCCACCACATGTCTAAGAGTGGTTTGTCAGAAACCGAAGATACCATGCAAGCCCGCCAAAACATTAGAGGTAGTTCTAGTTTGGTGGATTCTATGCGTGGTGCCATTGCGATTTGGTTAGCACCAGAAAGCGAAGCAGAACGCATTTGTAGTGAGCAAGGCGTTGACTACGATAGGTTGCGGGTTGTTAAGTGTGGTGTGGTTAAAACCAATAGTTCAGAAGTTGATACCAAAGTTAAAACTTTGTTTAGGAAAAATGCGGTCTTGGAACCGCTCAAAGAGGGT